TAAACCGAAGCTAGATTGGCTAAAACCCTTGTCCCGAAAGGGGTAAAGGTTCTGTGTTCTGATTCTAAGCATTATGGCCCAATCGAACAACGATTGGCTTAGATAATGCCAGCAGATTAAGGCGCAACTTAATCGTCAGTCTGGTCCTGTTTGCGACAAAAACACCAATTTTTATAATCCGAGAATCCTAACGAGATTCTAGTCAGTACCCACTGATGAATAGAAGCTGTTCGTTACAGTAATAAGGGGGATGGTTGCCGTGACTCGCATACGGTGTGCGTAAGTTGACTCGTCTGAAAAGATAGGGAGTCCGTGCTTGATTCCGAAAGGAAAATGATGGTATGTAAAGACAGCCGAAATTTTTTAATTCTTTTATAATTTAATTCCTTGGTGGGCTAACGGTAAGCCAACAAACTGTTAATTTGTTCATCATGCTGGTTCGAATCCAGCCCAAGGAGCTTTTATTAAATGTATAAAAATGGTGTTATACTAAGCCAAACCATTATATAAAATGTTACATATAATATGTAAGTATTATATATGAGTATAAATGCAGATCGTGTTAAAGCTTGGAGAAAAGATACTAAAAATTTAATTGTTGAAGGGTTTGGAGGAAAATGTTGTATATGTGGTTATGATAAATGTGAAGAAGCTTTTGATATACACCATATAGATCCTACTCAAAAGACATTATCTTTTGGAGGAATAAGAGCTAATCCTAAACAATGGAAAATTTTATTAAAAGAGTTAGAAAATTGCGTTTTATTGTGTGCTAACTGTCACAGAGAATATCATGCAGGTAAAACTAACATCCCAAAAAATATTCCAAAATTTGTAGATTTAAAAGAAAAAAGAAAAATAAAAACATATTGTCCAATTTGTAATAAGCAAAAAGCAAATTATCTTATAACTTGTTCAAAAACTTGTGCTGCAAAAAGAAAATCTCAAATCGAATGGGATAATTTTGATTTATATGATTTACACGTAATTCAAAAATTAAGTAATCTTAAAATAGGAAAAATAGTTGGTGCTTCTGATGTTGCAGTTATAAAAAGATTAAAAAAATTAAAAATTTATCAACTTCAAAATAATTAGTGTATAATTACTATTATGAAAAAACTATTATATACTATTATCTTTGTTAGTATTTGTTTACTTGTTTCTGGATGTTATAGCACAAAATCTATGGGCGATTCAGAAAAAGCAGACAAATATCTTTTTATCTATTAACTTAAATTATTTTTGATTACAACTATCTAAAAGTTCTTTATAAACTCTGTTTATATTTTCCATAGCTTGACAGAGCATAGATATGGAACTTGGATGATTAATAGCATTAGAATATTCTTTTATTTCTTCAGCATTTGCTGAAATGGTCATTCTTAATCTAATTTCTTTAGGTGATATAGAATTTTTTTTATTTGAGTCGCAACAAGAAGCAACTGTTTCATATAATTTTTCTAAACTGGTTTGGTCTTTTTTCGCCATAATAATATTTATACAATTAAATCACTAACAATCAAAATTAGAGTTTTTGCTCTTGTTTCAAATTCTTCATCAGCACAAGGAGTTTCCAGTGTGCAATATGGAATGTTTCTTCTTCTCAATGCACGTTCTAAAGTTCCCTTATATGGTTGCTGACCATTTGAAATAACACCTTGATCTGTAACATCCCCATGTGCTTTTACTGCCAGTTGGATTTTACTTTTCATTAAAGCACCTTTTACCTTGTCTTCAATTTCTGGAGAACAATAAGCATAAACTCCATCTACTTCATCATCTTCGTGTAAAGAAATAACAAGTGTTGGATTCAGTTCTTCAATTTTAGAAAGAAGTCTGTCTTGTAAATCGTTTTGATCATCAGTGTCAAAATGACGATTGGGATCTTTTCCATTCAATCTTCTTTTCTTAGTTTTATTTAAATTAGAATAAACCTTGACGTTTGGGAGATTTTTAAAATAGTTTGCAGCAATATTTCCAGCAGGTTCATCACCATGCAAACCACTAACAATCACAAAAACGTTTGGGTTTAAAAGATTTTCTACTAATGCGTCAAATTTCACTTTAATACTTATTTTCTTATAGACAAAAAGCCAAGTTGTGATAAAATAAAAAAAATGAAAAAGTACTGCATATTTCCTGATGAAACTAAAATAGAACTTCATTCAATTTTAGATGTAACAGATACACAAACATATATCTGTTATTATGATGAAAATCTTCCACAAACACTTTGGGTTCCGAATGATTTTTTGAGCAATGATTAAACACGTTGATGTTATTGTCGGTCTTGCTTGGGGGGATGAAGGCAAGGGTAAAATTTCAAGTGCAATGGCCAAAGACTATGATATGGTCTGTCGTTGGAATGGTGGACCAAATGCTGGTCATACTGTTTATTTGGATGGGAAAAAATACAAAACCCATCTGATTCCTTCTGGTGTTTTTCATGGAAAGAAATCTGTTATCGGTCCAAACTGTGTTCTGAATATTGAGAAGTTTTTCAAAGAAATTGAATATCTAAAAGAAAATGGATTCGATACATCTTTGGTAAAAGTTCATCCAAATACTCATGTGATTACGGATGCACACATTGAATATGATCTGAAACATTTGAAACCAAAACTTGGAACTACAGGTCAAGGTATTGCTCCTTGTTATGCAGACAAAGCAAATCGTGTTGGTATTCAGGTTAGTAAAGCAAACTTCAATCCCTTAAAAGATTTTATTTGGGATGGAAAATTAGAAGGAAAAATTCTTTGTGAAGGTGCTCAAAGTATTTGGTTGGATATCAACTACGGTGATTATCCTTATGTGACAAGCTCTGAAACATTTCCTCACAATGCTTGTTCGCTTGGATTTTCACCCAAGAAAATTCGTGATATTATTGGTGTCGCTAAAATCTATGATACCAAAAGTGGAGTTGATCCGTTGTTTCCAGAATGTCTTTGGAGTGATGTAAAACTAAACAAGTTAATTGAACTTGGTCAAGAATTTGGTTCTACTACAGGAAGAAAAAGACTTGTGAATTGGTTGAATTTTGGAAGATTAAACAATGCTATTAATCTTTCAGGTTCAACCAAAGTAATCATCAATAAGTGTGATGTTTTTGAAAAAGTTGGAATCTTCCGAATTAATAATTTTTACGAAACATCTTTGGAAACAAATTCTTTTGATCAGTTAAAAGACATCATTAAAAAGTCTTTGGTAAATCAAAACATCAATGGATTAAAACCAAATAATATTATTTTTTCTGGTGATCAGACGAATATTTAAATTAATCTTCAAAAAAACTTCCGTGCATATCCCATGCTATTTTGTCTAGTGCTGTTGAATCCATTTTTATAAAACTAGTGTTTTTTAACAAATCAACTAAAAGCTTTTGAATTAACTCAAACTCATTGTCTAAATTTTCATAGGGAGATAATGAATATTTTTTAGAGTAATATTCTAAGACATTAGGATTTTTAAATGCTCTATCAATAAATTTATCTAAAAGTTTTTTTGCAATTACATCCAGATTATCGCCTTCTTCGGTAAGAAAATTTTGATATCCGAACATAACAGATGGATTTAAAACGGCTTCGTTAGAATCGTTTTCTTCCTCACGATCATCTTGCTGTGTATATAAGTTCGACTTATCGAGTTTATCTAAATTTCCTGCCGACATTTTCATATCCGAATCGGGTAATTCTTCGTTTGTATTAACAACTTCTTTTAAAACTTTTTGATAAGCATCTTCTAATAAAATTTGATCTTTGCTTTTCATTATGATATATTTACTCCAAATTTAATCAATTTAATATGATAAATATGAATATAGTGAACGTGGCAGATACTTCTTTATATAAAGAATTCTTAGCAATGAGAGAAGAAGTCATGAAACACAAGTGGTATGAATCCGAAAAAGCTGGATATGATATCGGCTTCGCAAGAGCAGTGATTGATTGGACAATGAGGTTTAAAACTCAGTGGATTAAAAATAGAAAAAAAAAAATTAAGATTCTTTGTATCTAGGTGAATGGGAAAGATCAATTATAATTTCTCGCATTTTATCAAATTTTTGATATAATGGCTTGAGATCTTCAGAAGTAAAAGCATCTTTTAAGTTTTGATCGTTTAAAAGAGACTCTACTGTATTTAAAGCTTTAAAAAAAGCTTCTTTAGCAAGTCTTTTTGATCTAGCTTTTCTTAAAAAATAATCGGAACTATATTCTTTTAATATTTCATTTTCATATGCTTCGGATAACATATTTAAATCTTTTCTATTCATTATTTAATATTTACAAAAAATACTTGTATCTTTTTAAAAATATGCCATAATTATATTCTATGGTTAAAACATATATCAAACTAATGGTAGTTGGAATTATTGCATTGACTTCTACAGTCATGGCTGGTTCTGACTTGAAATCAAGCAAAGAAGTCGTTGTAGATTCTTGCCGCTTTCGCAGCAATGAACTCCAATTAGACCTCTTTGGTTCTGGTGCGTTCTATAAGCAAGGTAAACCTGCTTGGGGTGGTGGCGTTGGTGTCAACTACTTCTTCCTCAAGTATGTTGGACTTGGCGTAGAACAAACCTTGGTTGGTCGTGAAGATGTTGCTGAATGGGGAACATTCGGTAACTTGTTTCTTCGCTATCCAATCTGTTCTTGGAACGTAGCACCTTATGCCGTTGCTGGTCTTGGTGCTCTCTACGGACAAACCAAAGCAATCCTTGCTGGAACTGTTGGTGGCGGTCTTGAGTATCGCATCACTGACAATATTGGCATCTTTGCAGATGCTCGTTGGCTTTACAATGCCAACGTCAGCAACAGTGGAGCAGTTGTTGCTCGCACTGGTATCAAATTTGCTTTTTAATTAAAGTAAATCATGGCTCGTAGTGTAACGGTAACACCAGAGAATTTGGATCTCTTATTCATAGTTCGAATCTATGCGAGCCAGTTTTGGGTAAGCGGTAACGTTGGAGAGTTACTTCAGACTGTAAATCTGACGCCATTGGCTTAGTAGGTTCGAATCCTTCCTTACCCATTTTCTTTGAAATTTTAGCTGGATTAGTGTAACTGGAAGCACCGACAGTTTTATAAACTGTGTGCCCTAGATGAGGGCCGAGCGCGGGTTCAATTCCCGCATCCAGCATTTTTCGCACAGTTAGCTCAGTGGTATGTTTAAATTCTTAATCCTATATCTTTTCTTATATGTGGATCTTTTAGAATTTTTTCTGTTTCTGCTACAATAAGTGTCTGTCTGTGAATGACAATTTGGACAAAGCAATCTAATATTATTAGGATAGTTATTATCGGAATTACCATCAATATGATCTAAATGTAATGATATGTCTTTATTTTTCCAATTTGATATTTCACAAACCTCACATTTATATCCTCTTTTAAATTGTAAAAATTTTTTTAAAGTAGCAGCTTGTGAACATTTATTAGATTCTATTTTAGGAATAGTTATATTGTTAAATGTATAGTTTCCTTGACAAGTATTGTTACAATACTTTCCAAAACTTTTACTTTCATCGTATTTTATTTCTTTTTTACAGTTTAAACAAAAAGAAGTTTTCATATATCATATTTATCCGAGCTATTATACATAAATAAGAGGTCGGATAAATAAAATATAGTTGATTAATAAGATATTTTAATATAATATATAAATATGGGAGGTTGTTGTAATGGTAGCGATTCGCATTTACACTGCGACAGCAAAGGTTCGATTCCTTTACCTCCTACCATTTGGGGGATTAGTTAAGTGGTATAACTCCTGATTTGCATTCAGGTGTCACCAGTTCGACTCTGGTATCCTCCACTTTTTTCTTGTCATTATTTAAACATCTGCTAGACTTAAAAATATGAATTCTTATATCACCGAATTTTTTGGAATATTGATGATGCTTAGTTTTATGCTTTGTTATATTCCACAAATTGTTAAAATTTATAAAAACAAATCATCAGAAGATGTTTCTCTGATGTTAATTTTAATGTCTATTGTTGGTTATATCTCAGGGATGATTTATATGTTTTTAACTGCTTTTGGTCTTTGGTGGTTTTTAAATTATTGTGTGGGTTTGATCATGTGTTCTATACTTGTTTATGCATGGTTTAAATTTAAAAAAGATAAAGATTACGATTCTTATTAAAAATGAAAAAAGTAATCACTGTAGATTTTGATGATACTTTAGCTGCTACAGAAGATGGTGCTTGGTATAGCACAAGCTTGGTGCCGATTCCAAGAATTCTAAATTTTGTTAAACAAAAACATAAAGAAGGATACGAAATCCATATTGTAACTTTTAGAAATTGGCAAAACAAAGCAGACGTTGAAAGGTTTTGTCAAATACACAAACTACCAATTTCATCTATTGTCTGCACAGAAGGAACAAACAAAGTTCCCTTTTTAAAGAAACTTAATAGTGAACTTCATGTTGATGATAGTGTAGAAGTTTGTACGCTATGTATAATGGCAAAAATTGATATTTTGCTTGTTGATTGGGGACAAGATGAACACAACACTACTGCTAAATTTATGCCAAAAATTTAAACAAAAGATACCATATCAAGAAAGCTAATAT